GTAATTTATCACGTGGCTACACAATTTAATCAAGCGTTTGTTTTGGTGGAAACCAATTCAAGCGAGCAAGTTCCATACATTTTGCATCATGAATTAGAATATGAAAATCTAGTTTTTGTGAATAGAAGTACAGGGTTCCAAACTGTTACTGGTGGTTTCGGTGGTGGTCAGACCCAACTTGGCGTAAATACTGATAAAAAGGTTAAAAGAACTGGTTGTCATAATTTCAAAGCGTTGGTTGAAGAAAATAAGTTAATTATACAAGACGCAGATATTATATCAGAAATTTCAACTTTTATTGAAAAACGCAATTCATATGAAGCAGATGAGGGATATCATGATGATATGGTTATGTCTTTGGTTCTGTTTTCTTGGCTAACTTCTACGAGTTATTTCAAAGACCTAAATAATGTAAACCTAAGACAAATTATGTATGAGAAAAAGATTAAAGCGATGGAAGAAGAACTTACCCCATTTGGTTTTTTTGACAATGGGGATACAAGAGAGAAACCACTACTGAACTTTTGAAATTGCGGTTTCAATAAATAAATTAGTGCTTTCAAGTGCTCCTCGAAGCAAAACAGAATAACATGTAATAAGGAGAATTACAATGCCTTTTCAACTTAGTCCTGGCGTTGCAGTTGTAGAAAAAGACTTTACCTCTATTGTACCAGCAGTTTCGACTTCTGCTGGTGCTTTTGCTGGAGTGTTCCAGTGGGGTCCAGTTCTTCAACCTGTAACCATTTCATCTGAAACCGAACTTGTTCGTCGTTTCGGAAAACCTGTTGCCGATAGTGCAGCATCTTTTTTCACAGCAGCAAACTTCTTATCATATACAAACAATTTATTGGTCGTTCGTGTTGATACAATCAATCACCGTAATGCTGTTTCTAGTCCATCTGGTACTGTAACTGCAATTACCAGAAGTGCTGCTGGATCAGGTTATACTTCTGCTCCAGTTGTAACACTTAGCGCACCACAAATTGCTGGTGGTGTGCAAGCCACTGCAGTAGCCAATATGGCTGGTAGTTCTATTACTTCCGCTGCAGTTTCTGCTGGTGGTACTGGTTACACTGGAACACCTACTATAACTTTCACTGCTCCAGCTGGTGGTACTGCTGCGACTGGTACTGTTCAAGTTACTGATGGTGCTGTTACTGGCATCACAATCACTAGCGGTGGATCTGGTTATACAACTGCTCCAACTGCAGTTATTACTGGTACTGGTACTGGCGCAACTGCTGGTGCGATCACTCTTTCTAGTACAACAGTTGCTAGCATTACAGTTACCAATGGCGGATCTGGATATACTTCTGCTCCAACAGTTACACTAACTGGTGGCGGTGGTACTGGTGCTTCTGGAACTGCAGTTGTTGCAACTGGTGGCGTTAAAATTAATAACGAAAACGATTACCTAACATCTTTTGTAAATGGTGCTGGTGTTGTTGGCGAATTCGCTGCAAAATATCCAGGAACATTGGGTAACTCTTTATTAGTTTCTTTAGCTGACGCATCAAGTTTTTCTACATGGGCATACAAAGATGAATTTGATACAGCTCCAGGAACTTCTGATGCTGCAGCAAGCGTAGGTGGTTCAAATGATGAACTACATTTAATCGTTATCGATGAGGATGGTTTGTGGACTGGTGTTCCAGGAACTATTCTAGAAAAATATTCTTATGTTTCAAAAGCTGGTGACGCAAAGAAATTTGACGGAACTAATAACTACTACAAAGACGTAATCAATTCTCGCTCACAGTATATCTGGTGGATGGATCATCCAGCTACTGGAACTAACTGGGGTAATGATGTAGCAGGAACATCATTCGCTAACTCTGCATCTGTAACTCGTTCTCTATCAGGTGGTCTTGATGATTTCACTGCAACTGATGGTCAACGTATCACTGCATGGACTATTTTCTCTGATGATGCAACTTATGACATCTCATTAATTCCAGCAGGTAAATGTTCTGTTGCGGTTGCCAATGCTATCATTGATATTGTAGAAACTAGAAGAGATTGTATGGCATTCTTCTCTCCAGAAGATACTGATGGTTCTATCATCACTAGCGCAAATAGCCAAGGAACTGCCGTAACTAAAATCATTGCATATCGCAATGCATTGACAACTACTTCTTATGCAGCTTTAGATTCTGGCTATAAGTATCAATATGATCGTTACAACGACAAGTATCGTTATGTTCCACTAAACGGCGATATCGCTGGATTGTGCGCACGTACTGACTACACTAACGATGCATGGTGGTCTCCAGGTGGTTTGAATCGTGGTCAAGTTAAGAACGTAGTTAAGCTAGCAATTAGTTTAGACAAAACAGATCGTGACAACCTATACAAGAATGGCGTAAACCCAGTTGTTACTTTCCCAGGAGATGGTACTGTATTGTTTGGCGATAAGACATTATTGGCTAAGCCATCTGCATTCGATCGCATTAACGTGCGTCGTCTGTTTATTGTTCTTGAGAAAGCCATTGCAACTGCTGCTAAGTATCAGTTGTTTGAATTCAACGATGGATTCACTCGTGCTCAGTTTAAGAACTTAGTTGAACCATTCCTACGTGACGTTCAAGGTCGTCGTGGTATTACTGACTTCGTTGTTAAGTGTGATGACTCTAACAATACTGGCGAAGTTATTGACCGTAACGAATTCGTTGCTGATATCTTTATCAAGCCAGCACGTTCAATTAACTTTATTACTCTTAACTTCGTTGCTGCTCGTTCTGGAATTAATTTCAGCGAGATCGGTGGCTAAGAGACTAAATAAAGAAAGAACAAAGGAGATTTAAATGGCAAATATTAGCGACTTCAAAGCGCAAATGATTGGTGGCGGTGCTCGCCCAAATCAATTCCGTGTTGAATTAGTATTCCCAAGCTACGTACCACTAGGTGTCGTAGCTGGTCAACGTGCTCAGTTCTTGTGTAAGTCTGCACAGTTACCAGCTTCCACTATCGAGAACATTCAAGTTCTTTATAAAGGTCGTCCAGTAAACTTCGCAGGCGAGCGTAACTTTGCTCCATGGACTGTATCAATTTACAACGATACTACTTTCAATATCCGTAATGCTATGGAACAATGGCAAGCTGGTATTCAAAGTTATAGTTCAACTGATGGTAGAACAAACCCACGTGACTATCAAGTAGACTTACAAGTGCATCAACTAGATCGCTCTGGCGCAATCATCAAGTCATACAAATTTGTAGATGCATTCCCAACAAACATTGGACCAATCGCATTAGACTATGATCAACAAAACCAGATCGAACAATTTGATGTAGAATTCCAATTCAATTACTTTACTTCTAATGCAACTGAGGGTGGTGGAATCAATCTTAATGTTTCCGTTGATACACCAATCGGTAGTTTCCCACTACCAATTTAACTTTATAATTAGGGTTTTTTAAATTATGCAAATTTTTGGATTTGAGATAAAGCGTAAGCAGACAGACAAAGAGATCGGAGCAGTTGTAACTCCGATCTCTGATGATGGATCAACAGTTGTATCCACGAATGCCACTTCCTATTATGGAATGGTTATGGATATGGATACCATCGTTAAAAATGAGAACGATCTTATTCGTCGTTATAGAGATACTTCTTTATATGCTGACTGTGATGCTGCTATTGAAGATATTGTAAACGAAGCGATTATCGCTGAACCTGATGATCAAGCTGTTAAAATTAACTTAGACAAAGTTAAATTGTCTGACGGAATTAAAGGTAAGATTAGAACAGAGTTTGATGAAGTCCTTCGTTTATTAAATTTTGATGACAAGGGTCATGACATTTTCCGTCAGTGGTATATTGATGGAAGAATTTATTACAATATTTTAATTGATATGAACCAACCTAAGTTGGGCATTCAAGAATTGCGTTTTGTGGATCCTCGTAAGATTCGCAAGATTAAAAAGGTTGAAAAGAAAAGAACACCACAAGGTGTTGATGTTGTAGTTAAGAGCGAAGAATTTTATCTGTATAATGATAAAGGTATTCAAGAGAATACTACGCAAGGAATTAAGCTCTCGTTAGATTCAATTATCTACACCCCTTCGGGAATGGTGGATCAGAATACTGGCATGATGATGTCTTATTTGCATAAAGCGATTAAGCCAACCAACCAGTTAAAGATGATTGAAGATGCAGTAGTTATCTACCGCATTTCACGTGCACCTGAGCGTAGAGTATTTTATGTTGACGTTGGTAATCTGCCGAAATTAAAAGCAGAACAATACGTCAATGATATTATGAACAAGTTTAGAAATAAAATTGTTTATGATGCGACAACTGGAGAGACTCGTGACGATCGTCGTCATTTGAGTATGATGGAAGATTTCTGGATGCCACGTCGTGAAGGTGGTAAAGGAACTGAAATTACAACTCTTCCAGGTGGGCAGAATTTGGGAGATATTGCTGATATTCAATATTTCCAAACTAAATTATATCAGGCATTGAATGTGCCATTATCAAGATTACAACCAGCTACTGGTTTCTCTCTTGGTAGAAGTACTGAGATTTCTCGTGATGAGATTAAGTTTAATAAATTTATTGCTCGTCTACGTAAAAAGTTTTCTGGATTGTTTAGTGGTGCATTGCGTGTTCAATTAATTGCCAAAGGTATTATTCGTGATGAAGAATGGACTGCAATTGAACAAGCAATACAATATGATTATCAAGCAGATAATCATTTCACTGAATTAAAAGATAATGAGTTGTTAATGCAGAGAGTTACAGCACTGCAGCAAGTTGAGCCATATATTGGTCGTTTTTATTCTAGCGCATGGATTCGTAAGAATCTGTTGATGCAAACTGATGAAGAAATTGAAATTATGGATAAAGAAATGGCTGAAGATAAAGTTCAACAAATGCAGTTAGCTGATGAACAAGGAAGATTATCTGCAGTCACTCAGGTAGCCCAGCAACAACATTTAGCAGATAATGGTTTTGGCGGAAACGAAGAATCGCCTAATCAAGATAAAAAATAAAGGAGATACACCATGAGTAATTCAGTTAGAGATTTGGTTTCGGCAATCGCCACAGGAAACGCAGTGCAAACAGAACAAGCATTTAATGCTACTATGGCAGAAAAGATTTCCGCTAAGTTAGATAATATGCGTATGGATGTTGCTCAATCTTTGTTTAATCAAACAGAAGAAGAAGAACTTGTTTACGAAGAAGTTCAATTAACTCAAGAAGAGTATGATGCTCTTACAGAAGAAGAAAAACAAGCATTCGTGTTAGACGAAGGTCTTGGTAAATTTGTTGGTAAAGTAGTTAAAGGTACTGCTAAACTTGCTGGTAAAGCAGTTGGAGCAGCTATCGGTGGCGTAGCTAGAACAGCAGGTGCCATTCGTCAAGTTGTACCAGCAGTTAAAGATGCTTATGCGAAGGGTCGTATTGCAACTCACAAGGCTATCGCAGGATAATATTAATGTATTATACTGACTTTACAAATAAGATCAAACCTTCTGGTGTAGTAGAAAGTATCAGATCTTATCAACATCTAATTGAAAAATTAGATACAGGTAAAGTTTTAATTGATAATGTTGAAACTAAATTTAATACAGTTGAAGAAGCCAGACAATACATTAAACAAAATTATATTTCTCAAAAGTTAGAAGAACAAGTTTCAAAACAAGCATATAAAGAAATATCTGAACATACTGTCGCAAACATTATTAAAGAACATTATGATATTAAAGTTACAGATACTTTAATAGAATCATACCTCGAACTGGCTTCCTCAAAAATGTTTACAGTAGATATTGTTGTTCAAGAAATTAGAAAACTCAATAAATTAGATTCTATTATTGAAAATAAAATTCATTATGAATTGCAAGATGGTAGCATCGTTGCTATTGATGAACAAACTCAAGAACAACTAAATAATTTATTGGCAAACCATAAAGATGTTGTTGAGTATATGCGTGAAAGCAAAGACAACTTCTTTAACGTAGTTAATAAGATTAAGGAATAAGAAATGGCAATGACGCTAACAACTGTCAAAAATACAAATCAGGAGACTGTAATTCACTTTGCGTCTTCTGCTGCAGAGACTGGCACTATCACTCTATCTAACTTAACTGCTCCTGCTCAAGCAAGAAATGCTGATGCACCAAAAGTTGATATCGTTAAATTTATCTGCACTGGTGAGTTGGGTTCTAAAATTATTATTTCTAGAAATGCCAAAATGGTAATTGCAACATCACCAGAGAACGATCTTAATGTAGAGTTTAATTCATTAGGTATTCCAGTTAATAATGATGATACATCTGATATTTCTATTATTAATAGCGTAGCAAAAGATGTAACTGGTTGGATCGTGCTTCGTAAAGTTGCTGGTTGGTCTACTGAAGTTGAAACTGCAACATTCGGTTCTTACGATAACCCAACAGTAGTAGGAAGCTAAAATGAAACTTATTAGAGAAGTTACAGAATCCGTTAATGTCATTACTGAGAGCAAACTCGGTAAAGGTAAACAATATTATATTGAAGGTGTTTTCCTTCAATCAGATTTAACAAACCGTAATAATCGCACTTATCCAGAACAGATTATGGATAAAGAAGTTGCTCGTTATATGGAGCAATGCGTTAAACAAAATCGTGCATATGGCGAACTAGGTCATCCAGATTCACCATCTATTAATTTAGATCGTGTATCACATTTAATTGTTGACTTACGCAAAGAAGGTACGAACTATATCGGTAAAGCAAAGATTTTAGAAACTCCAATGGGTCAAATCGCCAGAGGTCTTTTAGATGGTGGTGCAAACTTAGGAGTATCTTCAAGAGCACTTGGTTCTCTACAAATGAACAAAGAGGGTGTTCAAGTGGTTCAGGATGACTTTATGCTGTCTACCGCAGCTGATATCGTTGCTGACCCATCCGCTCCAGATGCTTTCGTGCGTGGTATTATGGAAAGCAGGGAGTGGGTATTCGTTGATGGAAAGTTTGTGGAAAAGCAGATTGATGAAGTAAGATCTTTTATTAAGAAAACTTCATCTCGCAATCTAGAGGAAGCCAAACTACGTGCTTTCCAGAATTTTCTGACTAAAATCAGATAAATAATAAATAATTACATAGAACTATCCAGTTAGGAGAAAACGATGTCAATCGAAC